GAATCTTATCATTGGATTCATCTTCATCGAATTCAACTTTACCGTAAGTATAGATTATACCTTCAAAAGCACCTTCTGTCAACTTTATTGCTTGGAGTCCATCTTGTTTGGACTCCACCACAACGTATCGTGGATTACTCATCGAATTCTAATTCCTCTAATGCTTTATCAAGTTCATCTTCTTGCATCATTTGACCACCTTGACCAATTGAATACTTACCCTTTACAAAATCATAGAATGATTTGCTTGTAAGAATTGACAACCAGAAATCTTTTGAGTCTGTTTCTTTGATACGATATTTCTTATCTTCTACCTCGCCAGTCTCAGGGTCACATTTGGCATACCATCCGTTGCTTGGCTTGACCACATGCTTGGATTCAAGAGCAAGGTCAAGTAGACCAGACCACTTACTAAGACCACCATCAAAAGATACGCTAACAGGTATCTTAGATTTTTCTTTAACATAACGACTCTTCTCTACGTTGATAATAAAATTGTAACCAACAATCTCAGTACCTTCTTTTTCTTGCTGACGACCAAGGATGTATACGTTATCAGCTGAGTACATAGCACCAGTACCACCACCAACGATTGCTTTAGGGAACATACCAATTTCCATGTAGGTGTGATTCACAACTACCAATGGAATGTCTTTAAGGTTCAAGTGTGGAGTTACCATACGGAACAATGACTTCATCTGCTTTGCACGAGTCATGTCGGCTGCAGACTTACCTTCCAATGCATCTTCAACTTCTTTCTTAGAAGCCAGATTACCAATCGAATCAATGACGATGATAAGATGGTCACCACGCTCTACGTTTTGTAGCTGTTGCATAATGTCGAACTTCAATTGCTCAACATCAGTGAGTGGAGTATGAACAACACGCTTTGTGTCAATACCAAATGTATCGAAGTAAGACTGCGGAGTACCGAATTCTGAATCATAAAACAACAAAGCTGCATCAGGATACTTGTCCATGTAGGACTTTGCCATTAGCAAAGAGAATGCTGTCTTGAAGTGTTTACTTGGACCAGCCCACATTGTAATACCTGGAGTCAAACCACCATCCAAGCGACCAGATAAAGCCACGTTAATGATAGGAACTGAAGTGGGAATCATGTCTTTCTTTTTGAAGAACTTTGATTCAGAGAGAATAGCAGAGTCTTTAATCGTACTATTTTTTTTGATTTTATCTAGAATGCTCATAGCGTTTATCCTTTACGTAATATTAGTATTATACAGTATCTGTTATTGCAAGACAATTATGGATTGGTCTTGCTATGTGGAACATCGAACACGAATGTAATTCTCACTACATCTCCAACATTCTTTGTTCCGTGTGACAACTTATTGTTAAACCAAATCAAATCTCCAGCTTCAACTCTTACAGTTTCTCCGCCAACTGTATAGTCATATGTTCCTTGTATTGCAAGGTGATATCTGTCTCTTGTTTGATAGTAGTTTCCAATATCAATATGCTGTCCAACTTCACCACCAATTGGTAAAGAAAGAAAGCCACATCTGTCGAATCTCTTGAAATTGCGTTTCAAGAATCCTACAATCTCTGTGTGTCGTTTATATGCTGGTGTTTCAGCTGATAGTTCACTGTCACCTACATATTGATTTAGGTCTTTTACAGTACCCATTTTTAATTGTAGAACACCAGCATCTACCTGAGGAAATCCTCGATCCAATAAAGACTTAGTGCCTGCTACGTTGCGTTGAGCACCCCAATCTTCTGGGTACTGCTCAAGCTGTTTGAGTATCTTTGATACATTGATACCTCGTTTAATAACTCTTATATTAGCCAAAGAAATCCTCCAATGAACTTTCTTCTTGTGTTTTCCAACCTAGTGGTTCAATAACAATTTGTAGGGCATCCAAGAATACTTTCTCAAACTGTTTGTCATAATCTATGTATGCGTCCAATCCAAACTCTTTTGGAAGAACTTGAGGGAATGCAATAACATCTTCTTGAAGTGGATTTGGAGTCTTGACATAAACGAATTTAATCTTATCACCATCACGAATAGGTTGATACCTTTTGTCAATACCGAATCGCTTGCAGTGATGATTGAACAACAAAGCACCACGAACATGAATCGGTGTTCCTTTAGCATACACTGGTGAACCAGTATACTGTTTGATACCATTCACACCACGAGGGAATGCAATCTCTGCAACAGGAAGTTTCTCGAACTCTTTCTTAAAGTCCATAACATACTTATGTAGAACTTTTTGATCACCCAGCAGAATAACATCAATAGATTCTTTTAGTTTATCACGAATCACTGCAGGTGTTGATGACTTGACCATCTCAAGACCCATCACCTTAACTTTAGGTTTTGCGAACTGAACACCCTCAGAGTTATGCACGTTTAGAACATAGCGTTTCTTTGCAGTCCAGATACCTTTGTCAGCCAAAACCTCTCGCTTCATTACCATCTTCTGAGAATATGCATTCATATACTCGGATAGTTCTTGATAACCAGAATCAATAAATGGTTGAAAAACTTCTTCACATATCTTATCCATGAATTTGATTTTATCTTCAGTGGACTTTCCAGCACAGACTTTCTCAACGAGATCTTCCAACGTAAGATAGATTGAGTCAGTATCAATCGCAACAACAAAGTCCTGTCCCTCTGTCTTGAGAGTTTTGTTGAGAAATGCATTCAACTTGTTTGCCATCCAACGAATGGATAGTTGACCAGAAGTCGTAATACCTTCAGCCATACGAATATCGAAGTAACGAAAGTATTGATTACCCATCGCACCATATGCAGAGTTCAAAGCAATCTTCATCGCCATCTGCAGATTATTAAGACGAGAGATATCTTTCAACAGGTGCTTCTTGCTCTTGTCGTTTTGATACTCTTGTTCAATCTTTAGCATCTGCTTCTTAAACTTGGAGCGATTCGCATACATCTGTTCCATCAACTCAGGCATGAAACCTTTAACGTCTTTGCGATATGTCCAACCATTGGCAGTCAATGTCAAGTCTCTACGCTTTGCATATGAAGTATCGATCTCTTGATTGAGTAGCTTATCAACTGTCACAGAAATCTTCTCGCTTGTGAGAGTCTCAGGACTGATGTTATACTGCATAATCAAGTGAGGATACAGAGAGTTCAAGTCAAAGGATGCCATCCACTTATGAAGTCCGATGATTGGATCCTTGACATAAGCACCTTCGAACTGAGCATCTTTACCAGAGAAAGACTTGGCTGGAATGACAATGCCACGTTTACGCAGGTGATTATAGATGATAGTATCCCACATACGAACCTGTGAGTAAACATCTTCAGGATTAATCTTGGCATTGTATGCCATGGTCAGATGCAATTCAAGCAGACGCATCTTATCTTCTAGCTGGTCAACCAACTCTACGTCATGAATGTTATACTCAACGAACTGTTGCCAGTAATTTGTGTAGAAGTCTTTGAAGTCAACTCCAGGATTCTCTTTCTTCTTGTCGCCAAGTTCTTCTTGTGCAATGTAATCCAGACGATATGATTCCTGTTTTGTGTATGTGTATTTCTTGTAGAGTTCTAGGTAGTCAAGCTGATTGATACCCATGATATCGTAGTGACGTTCTTCATTACCTTTGATGAATGTCTTACGTTCAAGAACATTACCCCATGGACTAATCTTGTTGGCAAATGTATCACCCAACTCACGAGAGATTCTACGAATCAAATATGGCATATCGAAGAAGTCAGTATTCCAGCCAGTGATACAATCTGGATAATTCTGTTGCCAGAAAATCATAAACTCTTTAAGCATATGAAGTTCGTCATTGCAACGAACATACTTAACATCTTCACGATCTGTATGAAACTCTTTTGAACCAAAGGTGATGATGCTCTTTGTCTGGAGATCCTTGATTGTGATTAGAAGAATCTGCTCATTGGCAGTTTTGATATCAGGGAAACCATTCTCAGTTTCAGTCTCAATGTCAATTGTGAATACTTTGACTTGTTCCATATCCCAGTTGACATCGTCTTCGTAGGTGTCACTGATATATTGATATGCGTAATTGGTATTACCGTAAACAGGAAACCCAGACACATCGTCATATCGTTTAACAAAGTCTTTTGTTTCTTTAATACTTCCAGGTTTGATTTCATCTACGTAAGTGCCTTCCAATGTCTTCCAATCAGAAGACTTATTAGAAGTGACATACAGCGTAGGATAGAAATCTACCTTACGCTGATATTGCCTGCCTTTATCGTAACCTCGAACGAGGATCTTGTCACCCCATACGTGGGCTGATGTGTAAAATTCCATTACTTGGTTTTCTCTGCTAATTGTTTATATCCTGCCGATGATGGGTGGATTCCATCTTTCTGTAATCTAGTAATTGGTAGAACTACATCACCATGCATTGCAGCGACAGCATAAACATCCTCTTGAATATCTGGCTTAATGGCAGGTAGAATCCAGTATACTCGATCTGCTTTAGTCAATGCACGAATAGTTTCTAACTCTTTACTTGTCTTAATATATTTGTGGTCATTACTTCCAAGAGAAATAATAACATGCTTTGCTACCAGTGGAGTTTTACTTACATAGGTATTTAACCATTGATAGCTATTAATACCACCCTTAGAATAACTAACACACTCAGTTCTTACTTGGCTGACTCCAACTGCGATAGAGTCGCCAACAATCATACAATCTAACATTATACTTTCCCATACATTAATTGCATTGCGTCAAGTGCACAGTCGTGAACAGGATGATGTTTAATCACGTTGTGTCGTTCAAAGAGTGGGTGCACAACTTCAACATATCCGTTTGTAGTTCCGTAGAGAATATCGACTGCAGTTCTGACATCTCTCCACATATTATACCCTGTAATTTCTTCCAAGCCAAATTTAACTGCCAAGGAATCAATTGCCATCTGGTCTAGTGAACCACGTGCCCACATTGTTTGTTGTTTTGCATTTGGAAACTTAGCCATGTAATCATAGAACTTTTGCATTCCATTATCAACAGTCATGTCTTCACGACTTGGATCCAGTGAAACCTTACGAACATATTCGTGTTGAGACTTCCACCATTCCAAAGTAGACTTAGAAGATGAACGACCAACTGACAACTGTTCTTTGACATCAAACTTTACAAAACATGCATTGTCTAACATGTCTTGATATGTTGGTCGTTTCTCTGGGTCAAAGTGAACCATTGCAGCAGATAAAACTACAGCAGTTGATTCAACACCCAGTGTCTCTACGTCAAATACAAACATTATTAATCCTCTGATTTATAACCAATTGGTGTAACCAAACCCATTTTCTGTTTTTTAGTCCAACTCTTTAGGTATACATTATCTTCATCACACAATGGAATGATTTCTTCCTTATTAATCTCACGTGAGCTAAGAATAGTTTCGCCAATCCACTTCTGAGAAAACTCTTTCATTTCTTCCATGGTTACGGTATCTTCTGCCCACTGAATGGCAGTGCACGGACACTCACCATCATTATGATTATCAGGAACCTCAATAACATAACGCATACGATATTGAGAAATTGTCTCAACCAATACAAACTTACTCATTATAATTTCCTTTAGATACTTGATACATTGCTTCATGTTTATCACAAAGAGTACGCATCCAACCACCACTGCGACGTTCACCACGATCACCGCAGGTTTCACAAGTACGACCAGCCCAAACCTCAGCCATAGTTTCCATACCACTAATGTGTTCATCACCACCCTGATAGTAGAATCGGAGTCCACCAAACTTTTCTTTTATCTGTTGAATCTCGATCCAATTAACCTTTGGAGTAATGTTGATATCATTCTCCATGGCTTCTTCTGCACGTTCAAAATCCCAGTCAGATGGTTCTCTATCTTTTTTACCAACCATGAATTGTAGAAGTGCTTCCATACCTTTATCTTTTGCACGTTGTTTACGCAAATCATTGGCACGCATGTTACGTCGCCATTTTGTATAATGGTCAATCTGTCCTACCAAAGATTCGATGATTGGATACCAGCCAGCACCAATAGCAAAGCCACCATATCGTTTACCTTCACCAAAGTATCGAGGATATTCATCTGCCATTTTTTTGGCAAATGCATCATGCACTTCTAACTCGTCCAT